GATCCCTTCAGGAGTCGAGCAGATATAGATAGGCGCCATATTTCGCTCAGCTGCAGCTTCGATTAAACGATCGAACTTAGACTTTTCGATCAAAAGCTTGTCGTAGTGAGTCCGTCGGCATTTAAGCTCAACATAAATAGCGCTATCTTCTGAGTAACAGTCCCAGACAGAGTAAGGATCTTTAGCCTGGGTGAGATCGTCGTAACCCAACTCTCGGACAAAATCAAAAAGCTGTTTCTCGTCCATTAGTCCAGCCAGACCTTATATGCAGCTGTGACTCTACCCTTTACTGGATCGACGAAGTGAAGGCGCTGTGACGGAGTAGCGCTGGCTGCGAGCATTACACCCGCGTACCGATTTTCACTTTCAGTCGATCCAGTCTGGTAGACAGATCCTAGACCATTTGCCATAGCCCACTCTGCGTGTGTGTGATAGTGACCAATATAAAGATCGCGCCAGTCAAAGCTAGGGTCGTAGGCGCCAGATTTCCAACGATTTGCGTGTTGAACGATCGCGCCAGGAGAGGCAAAGCCGTTACGACCTACTTCGTCACCGTGAATTAAGAGCGCTCGGTAGTTTCCAATTTCGACTCGTTGTATATCTTCTGGACATTCTTGCCAGGTGAGTCGTTTCTCCTGTGCCAGTAGCTGTCGAGCCAGCTCATAACACATTCGATCAAAGTTATCGCTACGAGGAACGTTGTCGCGCTTACTACCAATACGTCCGTGATTACCCCATTCTGGAACTACAGTGACTTTATTATAGTTTGATAGGGCATACCGTACGACGTCCACGATCAACTTAGATACCGTGACATATTGCTCAAAAAGGGTCGCGTCGATCTCGAAAGCTTGTCCAGGGAAGTTAAAGAGACCTTCGATCATATCCCCGCCGAACATAATTACGCAGTCATTGACTGGGTGATCGGCTCGCATTATGTCGGTGATCTTGACAGCTTTCTCAGCAAAGCTCATAACGCGCTGGTGCATTATTTGAGAGTTATAGCTAGGGGTTTTCTTTGCGCCCTGCCAGTCGGTTAGGTGCCAGAGAGCTACTTCAGCTTTTTTCTTTTTATCTTTTGTGGCTTCTTTAGGCTTGACGGGAGCTATAGGCCCCATAGCTAGTACAGCGTCGTGAGCTGCCTGGTGGGTTACTTCGACTAGCTCGTCAGTGCGCTGCTTAGCCTGAAGGAGCTGCTGCTGGACGCGCATAAGCGCCTGGCGTAGCTCTCGTACGTCGCTTGATTCGATCCCCTCTGGGAGATCGTTGAACTTACCCTCTAAATCCACGGTCTACGATTTCTTTGTAGTGGTGTAGGTATCCGTATTTATCGTTAAAACTATCTTCGTGACCTGGATTGTTGAAGAGTCTAACTGACTTGAGAGCGTCCATAAGGAGCGCGACCTCGTGTGCTTGTATGTCGTCGATCCTGAGAAGGGCTCCCCAGATTCTGCCGATTGCTGTAAAGGCTTGCTCAGCGTCTCCATAGTGGTCTTGCCTCTCTTCTAGGATTTCTTCTACTCTGTCGCGCATATACACTCATTACGTCGGTGCTTGTAGATTGTGTTTTCAGAGAGGGTTAGCCCCTCGGATTTAACTGCTCGACTAATAACATAAGGGCTTAAATTGCTAGCAATAGCTGACTCAAGAGCTTTACGGTTTTTATCATCTAGTGAAACTAAAAGAGTGCTAACGCGACACTGATTCTTAACAGTTGCCTTTTTTTTGAGAGCTGCTTCTAAGTCCATAGCAGCGGAGTCTATATCTAAATATGAGATAGAGAGTTACGACACGCTATAGCAGACCTTCGTAAGCCAAGTCAAAGGCGTCGCACTGTGCGTCTATGTCACGGTAAAGCGGAATGAGCACCGTGACAGGAGTGTCCATTATTTCTGCTCCATATTGTTCGCGTACGGTGTGACGATATGCGACTCAGGCATAACGTTAGGCTCAGTAGACGGGCTGTGGGGTACAGCCCCGCCACCAAGAGCTGCGACAGCTACTAGGACAAGATGATGAGCGTCGGTTGAAAAGTTGCAAGCGCTCCAGGTAGTCATAGCCGTACCTGACGCTAGAGCTACAGCTTTAGGGTTAGAGATCGGTATGCGGATCACGATAGATCCTTCATCATCTGCGTATAGGTAGCCTGGCCGATCAAGCCCGTCACGGGCAGCTTTTTAGCTTTTTGGTAGGGCTTTACAGCTGCTAAATCAGCTGCAGTGAAGGTTGAGTTTTGAGCTACTGAAGGTATAAGTCCAGCCTTGAAGAGAGCTTTTTCGACTGCGAGCGCAGCTGGGGTTTTATCTCCGACCTTGATATTGGTGAACGGTGGAGCTACGAAGGTTGTCGTCGATTTGGTGACAGCTGGCGTAGAGCTGTGAGTCATAGCCATTCCTGTACCAGTCATAGCTGTAGCTCCAGCTAGACCAGTAGCTACGAGCTTATTTGTGCCGACGGATTGAGCTGGCTTGACCGTCGTTTCGTAAGCTGGACGACAGACAGCCAGGACATAAAGGTAGGCACGGTGTCGTAGATAGCAGCCGTCGCCGTTATTCTGGTGAGTGACTGAGTTTTCTGGGCCAGTGTTAAATCCGACAGTGGTAATGCCGTCCCTAGAAGCTGCAACGACGAGCTCAACGTGATCTGCCTGACCATTTCCTGACCAGCTAAAAAACACTAGGTCGCCTGGCTTAGCGTCGTACTTGCCGACTACTGCACCCTTAGCTTGAAACCAGGCAAGCCCAGCTGGGCAGTAGGCAAAGCCTTTAGGAGTTTGAGCTGCTACCAGGTTAGAAAGATTGTTTTGAGCGAATACCCAGGAGATACCCATAGCGCAGTAGGGCTCGTTAGGGATCCCGTACCAGTCACCGTATGGATTCTGGTTATTAGGCCCCTCAACGAACCCCACCTGCTGTTGAGCAGTTGTAACAATATCTAAAGCTGTAGCCACAGCCTTAGTCTACTTTGTAGTCTTTGGAGTTTCCTCAGCGACGACTTTGTTAGCTTCAGCGATCGCAGCGTCTACAGCTGGAGCGACGATTGAAGCTGGAGCTCCTGTCTGAGCTGAAATTGTGTTCACGAGAGACTTTGGATTGACCTTAGCCAGGATAGGCACGAGAAGCCCACCGACGAGTCCACCGATAACGATTTCCTTCGCAGTGTGAGTCTTGCCTGGGAAAGAGTAGGTAGCGTAGGCAGAAGCGACTACGCCATAGAGGTAATGCTCAATAAGAGCCTTATTCTGAGCTGTTAGCTTGATCTTCATTTGATCCCTTTCCAGAGATTAGGTTGCGGACGTACTTTTCTGCCTCGAAATCAGAATAAGCAGCGTGGTGGATTCCACCTACTCCTCTGTGGTGCTTTTCGCATAGCCATTCAAGGTTGTCTGCTGATTCTACCCAGGCGCCGACTTCATCTGGGTTAGAGATTCCTGGGTATGCAGCTTCGAGCCACTTGAGATCGACCCCGTTTTGGAGGCTGAACTCGACGTGAGAGTGGTGAAGCTCTAGTCCTCCATAGCATTCAGAGAAATCTTGACGAGCTCCTCCGATAGCGCAGACTGCTGTGGCTTTGGTGCGCTCACGGTAGGCGTTGAAGTCTTTGTAGTGTGGGTCGTCCGTGCGCTCAGGGTGCGCTGGATAGTGGACGATATACGAGTTAGTAATCTTTTGATCGTGAGCCTCCATTTAGAGCTCTAGCTTCGTCTTAATGACAGCCTGGTTGATCTGAAGCTCGTGAAGAGCTTGATCCTGACGGTTGAGCTGATCCTTCATAGATCCCCCACCGTTTTCGTAGAGCTGGTATTCGATACGAGATAAGCGCTTGTCCATCTTCTTGAACATACGGTTAAGCCAGAAAATCGGTGCTCCTATGATAGCCACGCTCTCGAGAACAGCCCAGATAGCGTTTGAGACCGTGTTAGCGTTATTCCAGAACAGCATTTGCGCCCTCTCGGGTTATTGTGATTATGACCAGGTAATAGTCTTAATTGTACCTGTTGAGTCCACTACTTTGAGAGTGTTACTGGTGCTGTTAATCCACATATCCCCATTACGACGATTAGTCGGATCTGTAGCTACAACTGGGATAGTAAAGCGTTGAGCTGTCTCAAGCTTACGAATACGCGCCAGAATATCGTCGATCATATCCTTGAAAGCTGGTGGCAGGTTTAGATAGGACATAGTGACCTCAGACCGTCGATAGAGAGAAGGAAATTGTAACTAATTCTGGTGAGTTGCTTTCGCCAGCTACTACTGAGAAAGCTGTAATCCGATAGACGGTATCAAGCTGAGAAGTGAAACGATCGTCAAGGATACGGATACGAGCGTCGTCGCCCACTTCATACGATCCGAATACTGGATCCAGGGTAGGAGGTAGGGTGATTTTAATAGTCGTCGGAGGATACGAGACGATAGCTACTTGAGCTGTAGCTAGATTACCCAGGAG